CGACCGCTTTTCAGCCTTCCTAGCAAGACCTGCATGACCACCACCAACGTCAAACAAATCATCGTAGAGACCGTCAAGGACGTGCCCGTGGCGAGCGTTGCCGCCGCGAAGTTCGCCGGCCTCACGCTCGATTCGTGGGTGTGGATCATCGGCTCGATGTACATCATCGGCCGGACCGTGTGGTTCGGCGTCGAGTGCTACTGGAAGTGGAAGGACCGCCGCGATGGCAAGGGCAAATGAGTCCTCGATGGAGGACCTGCACGGCGCGCTGTGCGGGTACTTCCTCAAGTTGATCGACGGCAAGATTCCCGAGCTGGTCGAGCGCACCGTCACCAAGCGTGCCGAGGACGGCACTGAGTCCACGGAGAAGACGTGGGTCGAGACCGGCTTCATGGTCCGCCCCTCGGCCGGCGAGCTGGCCGTCATGGCGAAATTCCTCAAGGACAACGCGATTACCGGCGTGGCCGCCGAAGGCTCCGAACTGTCGGAGTTGGAGAAGAAGCTCGCTGCGCGCCACGCCCGGCGCGGCAAGTTGCCCACGGAGGCTGACGCCAAGCAGGCTCTCCGCGAGATGGGCAGCGACCTCCTGAACTGATGAAGGAATCCCAAGAGCAGGCCCTTGCTCGATGGGAACAGCTCCAGGCCCTACAGGCCGCATATCCGCACTTCACCCCGTTCCTCCACGACATGATGGAGGAGCTGGGGTTCAGCACGACTGAAATTCAGGCGGAGATTGGGCAGTTCCTAGAGCACGGGCCGTCGTACCTGATGGTGCAGGCCCAGCGGGGTCAGGCCAAGACGACTATCACGGCGATCTTCGCAGTCTGGTGCTTGATCCACAACCCCAAGTGGCGCGTACTCATCACGTCGGCCGGCTCGACGCAGGCCAACGAAATTAGCACGCTCATCGTCAAGTTGATCCAGACGGTGGACATCCTGGAGTGCATGCGCCCCGACAAGACCAACGGGGACCGCACTTCGGTCGAGGCGTTCGACCTGCACTACTCCCTCAAGGGCGTGGACAAGTCGCCATCCGTGGCGTGCGTGGGTATCACCTCGAACCTGCAGGGCAAACGCGCTGACCTGCTGATCGCCGACGACGTGGAGTCCCTCAAGAACTCGCAGACCGCCGTGATGCGGTCGCAGCTATTGAACATCCTGCGCGACTTCCCGTCCATTTGCTCGGACGGTCGGATCGTGTACCTGGGCACGCCGCAGTCGGTGGAGTCCGTGTACAACAGCCTGCCATCGGCCGGCTTCACGGTCCGTATCTGGCCTGGCCGGTTCCCGAACGCGGAGCAGATCAAGCACTACGGGTCCTCGCTGGCCCCGAGCATCGCGCGCAAGGCCAAGGCGCACCCGGAGCTGACGACCGGCTACGGCATGGACGGCAAGCAGGGTGCGGCCACCGACACGTACCTGACGGACGACAAGCTCCTGCAGAAGGAGATTGCGCAGGGGCCGGCCTTCTTCCAACTGCAGCACATGCTGCTCACGGCCCTGACGGACGCACTGCGCTACCCGCTCAAGACCGAGAACCTGATCGCCCTGCGCCTGGACGGCGAGAACCTGCCGCTGGCCGTGGTGCGCTCGATGAACGAACTGCACCAGCGGCAGGTCTCCGTCGATGGCCGCCAGTTCACCGTCAGCTCCGCCCTCACCGTCTCGCAGGACGTTGGGCGGGCGCAGGCCCGCGTCATGTACATCGACCCAGCGGGCGGCGGCCTGAACGCCGACGAGACGGGCTACGCGGTCGTGGACCTGCTGAACTCGTATCTGTTCATCCAGGATTGGGCCGGCCTGCCAGGCGGGCACGACATCGCCAAGCTGGAGGCACTCGCCACGGTGGCGATCCGTTGGCGCCCGACGATCATCAAGGTCGAAAAGAACATGGGCTTCGGCCTGTTCCGTGAGGTCCTGCAGCCCGTGCTGAAACGGGCGTTCGACACCGCGGGCCTGCCCATGCCCTCCATCGAGGACGACCTCGTGGTGGGCCAGAAAGAAACCCGCATCATCGGCACGCTGGAGCCGGTGCTGGGTCGAGGGTCCCTCGTCATCAACGAGGACATCCTTGGCCGCGAGGCCGATAGCGTGAGCCGGTACGACATCAACGTCCGCCTCACGTACTCAGGCCTGTTCCAGATGTCCACGCTAACGCGGGACAGAAACTCGCTGCGACACGATGACCGTCTGGACGCGTTGGAAGGGGCAGTGCGCCACTTCTCCGCTGCCCTGGCAGTAGATCAAACCAAAGCTATCGAGGCGCTGCGTAAGCGCGAGCTAGCGGAGTTCCAACGGAACCCGCTAAGCCTACCCTCACACATCCTCCGCCAACTGCAAGGGCAGCGTGCGGATAACCCGTGGAAGAAGCGGGTGAGGAAGCTCTAGGAGCCACAATAATGCGTACCAATTTCCTGCCGACCCTCCGCGGTCTCATCACCAACGGCGCTCACCTCAAGATCGCTGCCACCAAGGCCCTGAACCACGCCATGACCTACGCGAAGCGCGGCCCGGGCTACAGCCCCGGCGCGACGGCGCTGGCCGCGTTCTTCCAGGCCGCCATCAATGCGAACCGCACGTACACGCGTGCGAACAGCATCACCGTCACCCCGTCGAGCACGACCAAGGCGGCGGGCGGCACGCAGCAAATCAGCCTGACGGGCACCTACGCCGATGGCGTCACGGAGTCCGTGAGCGCCTCCGATGGTCGCGTGACGTACAGCACGTCGGATGCAACCAAGGCCACCGTGTCAAGCACGGGCCTCATTACCGCGGTCGCCACCGGCTCCGCGACGATCACCGTGAGCTACCAAGGCCGCACCGGCACCGTGGCCGTCACCGTGAGCTAATGCGGCAACGCCTCCAGCAATGGGGGCGGGTCAGCGTAAGGATCATCAGCGGCGCAGCCTTGCTCACGCTGATGGCCCTGGAGGGCTTCTCGTCCACGCCGTACCTCGACGTGGGCGGCAACTGGACGGACGGCTACGGGAACACCGATGGTGTGACCGCGACGACGCCTCCGGTCAGCAAGGAGCAGGCCAAGCAAGACCTCGAACGCGGCGTACAGCGCCGCACGCAGGCATTGGACCGCTGCCTCCGGGTCACGCCGACCCAAAACCAATACGACGCTCTCGCGCTGTGGGCCTACAACGTAGGACCCACGGCTGCGTGCAGCAGCACTCTCATGCGCCAGCTCAATGCGGGCGCCCTCCCCTCCGTCTGGTGCGCGCAGCTTCTCCGCTGGGACAAGGTGCGCGTGAACGGCCAGCTCGTCGTGAGCAAGGGCCTGCATAACCGGCGCGAGACGGAGTACCAACTCTGCATGAAGCCATGAACAAGATCATCTCCGCCGCCTCGGCGACCATCGCCAACGGCGCTTCGCTGAGTGGCGCCATCGACCTCGGGCAGAGTCGCGCCGCTCGCATCGTCATGCCTGCCGCATGGACCGCCGCCGACCTCACGGTGCAAACCAGCTACGACGGCGTGACGTACAACAACCTGTACAACTCGGACGGCACCGAGTACACGATCAAGGCGGCGGCCAGTCGGTCCATCCTGCTGTCGCTGGTGGACTTCATTGGCATTCGCTTCCTCAAGCTGCGCAGCGGCACGAGCGGCACGCCGGTCAACCAAGGCGCCGACCGCGTGCTCACCGTCCTTACCGTCCCGCAATGAGCTACGGCATGACTCCCCTCACGCGGGGGATCAGGCGGGCACTGCTGTCGAACAAGAAGGTATGGACGCCGGCTGCGCTGTTCGCGGCCGGGGAGCAAGGGGTGTGGTACGACCCGAGTGACTTCTCCTCGATGTTTCAGGACAGCGCGGGCACGACCCCTGTGACGGCAGTGGGCCAGCCGGTCGGCAAGATTCTAGATAAATCGGGGCATGGTAAGCACGCCTCCCAGGCCACTACGACGGCGAGGCCAACGCTGCAGCAAGATTCGAGTGGCAACTATTACCTGTCTTACGACGGTGTGGACGACAGGCTCGGTACTGCCTCCATCGACTTCACCGCCACGGACAAGATTACCGTCTTCGCTGGCTATTACGCTAATACGGAGAACGCACAACAGGCACTAATCAGCATGGGAGCGTTTACAGGCGCCCAGCCGGGTTCATTTGAGATTGATACTGCTGTTGGTGTCAACATTGATGCGCTGCTGTTAAATGGCAGCACTTACGCCTATACGCAGTACGTTGCTGCCCCTGCCGTGCGCAATGTCATCACGGCGTCTTACGACATCGCACAGGCACAGATCGCGTCCGAGGCCACTCTGCGCCGTAATGGTGTACCTCTCACACCGTCACAGACCGTCAACCCTTCGGCAGGTACTGGAAAT